TTCGAGCTTATACAGTACATGGTTGAACAAAACGGTGGAGAAATCTTGGTTCTCGACAAAACTGTTCACTGCCCCGAAACGGAACTCACAACCGATCTTCTCAGCATCATCCACGTCTTCTCTTGTAGAATGCATGGACTCCGAAAGTACAGTAAGAAAATCAAAGAAGATCAAGATATCCCTAAATCCAGTTCAAGTAAACCTAGTTAAACAATGGATGGGAGCTTCAAGATTTGTTTTCAATCAAACAGTCAAGTATCTACAGCAACCAGATACGAAAGCGAACTGGAAAGCAATCAAGACTGAAATAATCCACTCGCTCCCTGAGTGGTCAAAAGAAATTCCTTATCAAATCAAGTCTATTGCAATTAAAGATGCTTGTTTAGCAGTTACGGCAGCTAAAAGAAAATATAAAGCAACTGGACAAATTCAGAAAGTCAGATTTCGTTCTCGTAGAGACAAGATACAGTCTTGTTATATTCCCAAGTCAGCCGTCTCAGACAAAGGAATTTACCATACAAAAATGGGCAGTATTCACTTCACAGAAAAACTGCCTGAAAAGATTGGGGATTGCAGATTAGTGCGCCATCTTGGCATCACATACATTTGCGTTCCTCATGAAGTGCCATGCTCGGTATCCGATAACCAAGGGCGAGTCGTGGCACTAGATCCTGGCATCCGTTCATTTATGACTTTGTTTTCTGAAGATAGCTTTGGATGGCTTGGTCAGTATGACATCGGACGCATCCAACGCCTCTGTTATTACCTAGATGATTTAATTTCTCGTTCAACCAAAGTAAATGCTAGAAAACGTTATAGATTGAGGAAAGCAGCCGATAAAATTAGGTTTAAAATCAAAAATCTTGTAGATGAATTGCATCATCAAATAGCAAGATTTTTGGTAGACAACTTTGATATTATCTTGCTCCCCACTTTTGAGACTAGCCAGATGGCAGTTAAAAAAAGTAGGAAAATTCGAGCTAAGTCAGTAAGACAGATGCTCACCTTGTCTCATTATCGTTTCAAGCAGTTTTTAAAGCACAAAGCTTTTGAGACAGGAAAATTAGTATTGGATGTGAACGAAGCCTATACCAGCAAAACAGTTAGCTGGACAGGTGAGATCATTCACAATCTTGGTGGTAGAAAGAAAATTAAAAGTAACGATGGACAAGTGATGGACAGAGATCTTAATGGAGGGCGAGGAATTTTTCTTCGCTCATTGGTAGATAATCCCACTCTAAAAGAGTGCATTGTTAATGTTAGTTAGCAAAAATTTATCGGCAAGACTGGCGATATATACAATCACGACGAAAACCAATGGTATAGATTGAAGTCGAACGGTCAGCTTTTGGGTAAGAATATTCTTACCCAAAACGTGACCTAAGAGACTCAAACCAATTAAGTTTCAATGATGATGCCAAATGCTATTCTTCATCACGATCGCTAAATTCTCATTGAATACAGAATTTTTCGCTAACTCTTGAGTCCATTTAATCTGATAGATTGGCGTGCGAATATTTTCGTTACCTATCTTAGGCGTAGGAAAAATAAAGGCTTGGTTGATGTGTAAATCAAGGCGATTTTTCACTAAAAAATGGGCGCAGTAAACGCAGACAAATTTACTCTCAATAGTTTCTCCATCTACCCATTCTTCAGTTGCTTGAGCGTAGTGAGCCTTTAAAAATCGCTTTTCTTCGCCTAAAAACTTGCGACACTCAACCCAGTGAATCTGTTCGTTCTCCTCGCTGCCGTCTTCATTTTCCCAGCAGAATTCAACCCTAAAGGGTATACTGTTGGCGCTCCAGGGTTTGCCGAAGCCGTGCTTTTCTCCCAAAGCCTTGCGCATCTTGTGGCGCTTGATTTTTCCTGATTTAAACTTCTTTTTCTTAGTTAAGGGCATTAAAAGAAAAAACGATGATTATTTGGACTATACCGCACTCAGCTTTAGATCTGACGGGAACTCCATTGCTTTTAGGGGGTTGGGAATTTAATATTTTAGAAGCTCAAGGAGCTGCGATAAGTCCTGGTAGCTACAAAGCTCAATTTGTCATCTTTGCTGCTGCATTGGGTAGACAAACTCTAGGATCAACCGACTTGATTGTCCTACCTAGCTTTGAAGCTTTAACTACCCTGGAAACAAGGAGTTCAGATGAGATTGAGTTAGAGCAGATAACAATGGCGATCGCTAAACTTGCAGGAGGTGCAGTGGCGGAATATCGCATAGGCGATCGCATGATGCGTTACCAAGATTTGGAGCAGTTAACTAAGCGACAGCGAGATCTGAGGAATAGGATAGCTATGGCTAAAAATCCTGGCAATATTGGCGGACGGAATGTAGGAATTAGGTTTTCTAACTCTTAAATCGTTTCCATCTTTGATGAATTTTGGGCATCAATCCAGGGAAAAAATGCCCAACTCTAAAACAACCTGACAAAGCAGCACTGATTACCACGGCTTTCGTAGGTGGATCGATGTCTGTCATGCCATGCTTTTGATATCCGTTGTCAATTATTATTGCCTCGCCATTTTCGGTCACTTCGGTTTTCAATCCAAGCTTGTTTAAACCTGCGGGTAATTCCGACCAAGGGCAAAATACTAACTCAACAATTCTGTCTTCTAACAACTCTGTGGTAGGCATCGGGGAAAACTAGCTCTAGTTATTACGCTTTAGTTAGTATGTCCCTACTTAAATTTATTCGCCAGATCTGGAATACTCCCCCCAGGCATTCAATTAAGCACCGCTCTTACTCAGGAGCAAAACGGGGGCGTTTGCATGGTGACTGGCAAGCTGTAGGTACTAGTGCCAATGCCGAGGTTTATGGTGGCTTGGCGACTCTGCGGAATAGATCTAGGGATTTGTGCCGTAATGACGATTACGCCAGGGGTATTATTCGCAATATCCTTAAGAATGTTGTCTTTACAGGAATTGGCTTTCAAGCTCAAGTTAAGCAAGTTAAGGACAGCAAAGCTAACGATAACAGGGTTAATAATTTAATTGAGGCTGGGTTTAGGTACTGGAGCAAGAAAACCTATTGTGATGTCAGTGGGTCTAGTTCTTTTGCCGAGTTACAGCAGCTAGCTTTTAAGTCTTATCTGGAAACGGGAGAGGTGTTTATTCGCAAGATTAAGCAGTCTTTTGGTGGGTCAGCAATTCCTTTTGCCCTAGAGATAATTGAAGCCGATCAAGTAGCAGAAGACTATAGCAGCACTGCTCCTGGGGGTAATGAGATTATCATGGGCATTGAGCTAGATGAGTGGAAACGCCCTGTAGCTTATTGGATGTATGAAAATCATCCTGGTGATTTTTGGTTTGGCAGCAGGGGAACTACAGGGGGGACAACTACTGCGGGTAATCGTAATCTAAGACGGATCCCCAGTGAGGAGATAATTCACCTGTTTCAAAAGGAACGCCCAGGGCAGCTTAGAGGTGTTCCTGTTCTGTATTCGACGATTAACCGTTTGCGTAATCTGCATAAGTACGAAGAGGCGGAATTGGTGGCCGCTCGTGCTGCGGCGAACTTTATGGGGATTGTCACTACTCCTTATAATGACTTGCTAGGCGAGCCTGGGGAGGCAGATGAAAAACCTCTAGAGGAAAGTTTGACACCTGGGATTATTAAGTATTTAGCCGAAGGGGAAGATTTCAAGTCCTTTACCCCCAATCGTCCTAACTCAGCTTTTGAAGGCTTTCACCGCAATCAACTACGGGCTTCAGCCGTGGGTACAGGCGTAGCTTTTGAAGGGGCAAGCGGAGATTATAGCCAGAGTAATTATTCTTCCTCTCGTTTGTCACTTTTAGATGTGCGCGATGTTTGGGTGATGATGCAGGATAGTTTTATTTCTAACTTGCTGGTGGACGTTTACGAAAGTTGGTTAGAGCAAGCAGTATTGTCTGGATATTTCAATTTTCCTGACTTTGAAATACGCCCCGAACGATATCAGACTGTGCGCTGGACGGCGCGGGGTTGGAGTTGGGTTGACCCAGCTAAAGAAATTAAAGCGACAATCAGCGCCATTAAATCGGGACTGACTACGGTAACTGAACAGGTGGCTAAACAGGGGGGCGACTTTGAGGAAAATATTAAAGCGATCGCACGAGAGAGAGAGATTTTAGAGGCTTACAAGGTTAGCCTTACTTTTGATGGTGAGTCGGTGCATGGAGATGATCTGGGGGCAGAGGGGAATTCTGGGGGAGTAATGAGTAATAAGTAATAAGTAATGAGCAAAGACTTATTGATCCGCGCTTGTGGGGATGCTTTTGACTGTGGTGGCGATCGCCAAATCCCTAAAACCAACTACCGTCAATTGAGTTTAGATACCAAAGCATTAATTAGTGATGAACGGACTATTGATTTATCGGTTAGTTCCGATCAGCCTTATGAGCGTTGGTGGTACTACGAAATACTGGATCACAGTCCTGATGCTGTAGATTTGTCGCGCATGAATGATGGCGCGATGTCTCTCTATAATCACAATCGCAATGATTACGTCGGGGTGATTGAAAAGGCATGGCTAGACGATGGCAAGCTGTACAACACAATCCGCTTTGATACCCATGAATTAGCCGAGAAAATTGTCAAAAGTATTAATAGCCAAATCTTAAAAAATGTCTCTATCGGTTATTTAGTCCATGAGTTGGTTTTGTTTAAGGAAGTTGATGACGGTTTAGATACTTACAAAGCGACAAAATGGACTCCTTTTGAGAGTAGTTTCGTTACTGTTCCTGCTGATGCTTCTGTGGGCGTAGGACGGCAATTTTTTGATTTAAATACTAAAGATACAGCCCTTAACTGGGAAGACTTAGAGAAACGAATAACTAAATCTGTTATAGAAAATGTTACTCAAGAGTTAACTATGTCTGAAGAAATCCAAGGGACTGTATTAGAAATAAAAGAACCAGACTTTACAGATGAAAGAGAACGCAGTGAAGCAATTTTTGCTGCTGGGGTTAAATACAACTGTGCCGAATTAGCCCAGAAGGCTCTTAAGCAGGGCTGGACAATTGCCGAAATGCGATCGCAAATTTTAGAACAAGGCATTCAACAAAAACCAATTGCCAAATCTACTGATACTCTGGGGTTGAGTGAGAATCAGCAAAAAAGCTATTCTTTCCAAAATGCGATTAAGGCAGCTTTAGAAAAGGGTTTTAGCGAAAACTGCTTGGAAAAAGAAGTTCACGAAGAACTGGTTAAACGGGCGAAAAAAACCCGTGGGTATGAAGAAAACGGGAATATCTTAATCCCTGTTAATGATTTAACCGTTAATCGAGCTGATGCATTAAAAGGATACCAGGAAGCTAGACGATGGGGAAGCCAGCGTAATCAAATGGTAGGAGATCCTTTACTAGGTGGAAACCTAGTCGAGACTGAGCTACTAGCTGATAAGTTTGTCGATATTTTCCGCAACCATAGCATCATGCGCCAGATGGGTATGCAGATGATGCCTGGGCTAGTTGGTAACGTGGATATTCCCAAACAAATTGCAGGTGCAGTTGATGGCAATTCCGTTTACTGGGTTCCCGAAGATGCGGACGTGTCTCAGATTGATGCTCAATTTGGCTTGGTTAAGTTCCGACCTAAGAATGTCGGTTCTTATATGTATGTCACCCGCTCAATGCTTCTGCATAGTTCGATTGGTATGGATAATTTTATCCGTCGTGAATTGGCGATCGCTTTAGCTTTGGGTATTGATAAAGCAGCGATTGAAGGAACTGGCACTAACGATCAACCATTGGGAATTCTCAATACTCCTGGAGTCAATCCAATTATCTTTGGTGTTAACGGTGATTTTCCTACTTGGGAGCGCTTAGTCCAGTTTGAAACCAAAGTAGCTGTAGCCAATGCTGATGAGCGTACGATGGGCTGGGTGGTTAACGCCAAGCTACGCGGTGAATTGAAGTCACGCCAAAAGTTTGCAGGAACAACTGGCGAGACACTCTGGCAAAACGCCATGGCAGGTAGTAACCAAGGCTATCTTAACGGCTACCGCGTCGGTGTCAGTAATCAAGTCCGTGGCAATTATACCAAAGGCACGGGTACTAACC